GACTGGGAGTTCTTCATTGTTCCCGGAAGAGGACACGGCACGGGTCACCAAGGCCACCACTCGCAAGGCTGGGTTGGATTTCAAGATGACGTTGAATGAGGCGCAGCGGCTTTGGACGTTGTACCGGGCTTCCCTGGCCAAGTTGGATATGGAAGCACGGGAAGGCAAACTGGTTCCGGCGGCGGATGTGGAGTTGGCGGCTTTTGATATGGCACGGTCTGTGAGGGATGCGTTGTTGAACATCCCAGATCGGGTCTCAGCTTTGGTGGCGGCGGAACGGGATGAGGGGCGAGTGAGGCAGATCATAACTAATGAATTGAGGATGGCGATGGAGATTTTGACCGGGGGACATCATGCGTAGTGCCAGAGCGGTGTACACTGAATCGTTCATCCGGGGCATGAAGTTGGATCCCATCCTGTCGGTATCGGATTGGGCGGATCAGAACAGAATACTGTCCAGCGTGGCGTCCAAGGAGTCTGGCCGATATCGTACCATCCGCACTCCATACCTGCGGGAAATAATGGATGCGTTGTCTGTTCATAATCCATGTACTGAGATCATCTTGATGAAGCCCACTCAGATAGGCGGTTCGGAAGTTGCCAACAATTTCATTGGGTACATCATTGATTGCGCTCCGGGGCCAATTCTCTACATGTTGCCTACGGTGGAATTGGTGGAAGATCATTCCAAGAACAGAATCACTCCCATGATCGACAACACACCCAGCCTGTTGGAAAAGGTTCAAATCAAGAAGTCCAAAACCAGCGGCAACACCGTCCTGTCCAAGAAGTTTCTGGGCGGCGCACTATACATGGCGGGCAGTAATTCCGGGGCGTCATACCGCAACAAGTCCATACGGTATCTCATCCTGGACGACATTGACGGTTTCGTGGCGGATGTGGAGGGGGAGGGCAACCCAATCAATCTGGCGGAGAAAAGAACGGATACATATTCCAGCCGGAAGAAAATATTCAAGATCAGCACCCCCACGAACAAAGGCGCATCGTTGATTGAGTTTGAGTTCTTGAACACGGATCAACGTTACTACCACGTGCCGTGCCCCTTCTGCGGCTTTGAACAGGTGTTGGTTTGGGGCAATAAGAATGAGCAGGGCGGGATCAAGTTCCAAGTGGAAAATCATATATTGAAAGATGTATGGTATGAATGCAAGTCCTGTTCCGCACGGATAGAAGAATACCACAAGACACAGATGTTGGAACAGGGCAAATGGGTTCCCAAGTTCCCCAATCGGGCCAAGCGGGGCTATCACATCAGTGGACTCATGTCCCCCATAGGGTTTGTTTCATGGTTCCAGATTGTGACGGAATTCCTCGATGCCCGCAAAAGCACCCTCAGCCTCAAGGTTTGGGTCAACACCCGCAAAGGGGAGACTTTTGAATCAGCCGGGGATCAACCAGAATGGACATTACTCAGTGGGCGTTGTGAACCATACAAGCCCATGACTGTCCCCATTCAAGGCCAGTTTATTACGGGCGGTGTGGACGTTCAAGACAACCGCATCGCAGTGGTGTTGCGGGCGTGGGGGATGGGGGAAGAGTCTTGGTTGATTTTCCATGGGGAATTCTATGAAGATGCTTTTGCTCAGCTGGATCAACTTCTGGCCACACGGATATATTCCGTGGACAACCGCATCGTCCCCATAGTGTCTGTGGGCGTGGACAGCGGTTTCCGCACCCAGGAAGTGTACAATTATTGCCGGTTTCGGGGGCCAACGGTGTTTGCTTTAAAAGGGGAACGTTCACGTCACAAGGCCATCGTGGGCAAGCCCACTTTACAGGATGTCAGTTGGCGGGGCAAGACCATAGAAAAGGGCATCAAATTGTGGCACATCGGCGTGGACACGGCCAAGGCCACTTTATACAGCCGGTTCAAGGAAAAAGTCTCACCGGGGCCAGGATGCTACCACTGGTACATCGGCACATCGGAAGAATACTTTTTACAGGTTACTGGTGAAAAACAAGAAGTCACCATGAAAGACGGCTTTCCAATATTGGATTGGGTCAAGGTGCGGGAACGGAATGAGGCGTTGGATTGTGAAGTTTATGCGTATGCTGCGGCCATCCGGGCGGGTTTGACTTGGATGCGGATGGAAAGCACTGATGCAAGTCCATCGGAACAACCGAAACAGCCGATAAATTTCACTACTCCGATAATGCCCACTCCACCGCCCAAACGTCCCACGGTGGCCGTCCGCAGCAGTTTCATGAGTCGATAAAGGGGGCATTATGGCGTACACTTCAGATGATTTATTGGCGGTCAACACGGCCATCTACAACCTGATGGCGGGTGATCGGATTGTCCGATTACAAAAGGGGGATCAGCTGACTGAGTTCAGTCCGGCCAACATGGGGGAATTGCGTCAGTTGCGTGCTGAGATAATTTCCGGCATAAACTCATCTTCAGGGCGTGGTCGGTTTTTCCGGGCTTCCACCAGCAAAGGATTATGATGAGACATCTAAAAATAGTGGATCAACATGGCCACAAAATCCGGGCATCTTCTTTTGGGGATGAGGCGGCCAACACCGGTCGCAGACTTTCCACTTGGGGGCTGTCCTCTTCTGGCCCAAACCAACTTCTGGGCGGTTCACTTTCAGCTTTACGGGCACGCACCCGTGAGTTGGTTCGGAATGATCCCCAGGTAGATGGCGGATTGGACACTTTGGTTTCCAATCTCATCGGCATGGGGATATCGCCCAGGTGGCAATTATCCAATCCCAAGCTCAAGAAAAACATTCAAGCCTTGTGGTCTGATTGGGTTCCGGAAGCAGATTCCAACGGGCTTTTGGACTTCTATGGGTTGCAAGCTCTGGCCGCAAGGGCAATTATCGAATCAGGTGAGGTGTTTTTCCGGTTCCGTCCCAGGTATCTTTCAGACGGGCTTTCAGTTCCCTTACAATTACAGATACTGGAAGCGGATCACCTGGATGAAGGGTACAACACGATTGCCCCTAATGGAAACGAAATCCGGATGGGGATTGAGTTCAACGGCATCGGGCAACGGGTAGCATATTGGTTCTTCCGTCAACATCCCGGCGAAACATTCATCACGGTGATTAACCAATTTGAGCGGGTGAGAATTCCGGCATCGGAAGTCCTTCACATCTTCAAGCCACTGAGGCCGGGACAAATACGGGGGCGGCCATGGTTGGCTTCCGTCATCGTTTCCATGCATGAACTGAATCAATTCAATGATGCAGAATTGGTTCGGAAGAAAACGGCGGCCATGTTCGGCGGCTTCATCACTCAACCACCGGAAGAGACGGATGACTTGCCCAACCTGTTAGGCACTCATTCCGGGGAAGACACGGATGGGGCGGACATTATAGACTTTCAGCCGGGCACTTTCCCCACGCTTCCTGCCGGGTACAATGTGTCCTTTTCCGCACCGGCGGATGTTGGCGGGAATTACGAACAGTTTGTCAAGCATCAGGAACGGCGTGCGGCCAGAGGGATGGCCGGGTTGACGTATGAGAAGTTCACGGGGGATCTGACCGGGGTGAATTATTCTTCTATCCGGGCGGGCAACTTGGAATTCCAGCGTCAATGTAAACAATTTATCTTCAATGTTCTGGTTTTCCAGATGTGTCGTCCCATAGCTAAGTATTGGGTGAATCAAGCCTTCTTATCCAATGCGGTGGCGTTGCCCGGTTATGCGAACAATCCAATTCAGTACAATCGCATCAAGTGGACAATAGACGGTTGGCCGTGGGTTGATCCGGAAAAGGATTTGAATGCTTCCAAGGGTCTCATCCGCAACGGGCTTTCTTCCCGCACCCAAGAAGTGGCCGAACGGGGGCTGGACGTGGAGACGTTGGAAGAGGAAATTATGCTTGATAACATACGGGCAGATCAAGGCAAGTTGGTTTTTGATTCTGATCCCAGAAATACGGACAACAGTGGGAGGAATTATGCAGCAGAATCAGCAAGCAAAGCTGGGAGCAGTGCCTCAACGTCTGATAAACTCAGCGCTGATGGTTCTTCCCGATAAAGCAATGGAGTTGGTTGCACCCCAGGTCATTTTATCTTCTGAACCACGGGCACCCAAGTCCCGGTTTGCGGGATGGGATGAGGGCAATTATTCCCAGGCCGGGTATTACTTGGCTGAGGATGTGGCGGTGATTGATATTAGTGGGGCGTTGATCTATAAAGGAAATTGTTGGTGGGATTGGAAGTTGTCTTATTTGGATATTGCGTCTCAGTTCCGGGCGGCATTATCGGACAAGTCCGTTTCTTCCATCCTTTTGGATATCGACTCACCGGGCGGGGAAGTGGCGGGGGTGTTTGATCTGGTGGATTTGATTTACTCTTCCCGTGGAATCAAGCCCATCATTGCTTCCGCTAATGAGGATTGTTTCTCAGCGGCATACGCCATCGCATCGGCAGCGGACAAAATTTATCTATCCCGCACCGCTCAAGTGGGTTCCATCGGGGTGATCGCCATGCATGTGGATCAATCGGGATATGATTCTCAGTTGGGCGTCAAGTACACTCCGGTGTATGCGGGAAAGCACAAGATTGATTTCAATCCTCACGGGGAGTTATCTTCCGGGGCGGAAAGCGCATTGCAGGATCATGTGAATAAATTGTATTCTTTATTCGTAAACACGGTTGCCCGCAATCGTAATTTGGCATCGAGCACAATTAGGGGCACCGAGGCAGACATCTACACGGGACAGCTGGGAGTAGATACAGGCCTGGCGGATGATGTGCGGAGCTTTGCTTCTACGTTGGCAGAAATGGTTACCACAAAAAACAAAAGGAGTTCATTTGCTATGGATTTGAAACAGGTTCAGGAAGGTTTGGCAATTTTGTCGGTGGATTCTGGGGATGCTGTCCGGGAAATGCTATCCAAGTTTGGGTATGTTCCTCAGGCGGCGGTTATTGATTCCCAAAAGGCTCAAGCTGACATGGCGGCGGCGATAGTCACGGCCAGAGGGGAAGGAATTCAGGAAGCACTTCAGTTGTCCTCTGAATTGAGTGAGCTTTGTCAGGCTTCTGGTTGCCCGGAAATGGCTTCTGGATTGATTAAGTCTGGTTCCACGGTGGAATCAGCCAAAGCAACCATTCTGGCGGCCAAGGCGGCTCAGGATTCCGACAAACACATCCAATCTACAGTTGGGGCGATGGGTTCCGGGGAAATTAACCCACTGTTGGCCAATGCCAGAAAGCGTGCCGGCATTCAGTAATTTGTGAAATTTCGTCTTTTCTTCTAATTTTCAATTTGTAAAGGAGTTCAAAAATGACTACAGAATTGGTACAAGGGGATAATCTTCAGCAGTTGCTCAAGTGGGAAGCAGAAATGAATCACTCACGTGAAGTGGTTTCTCTTCAGGCGGGTGAAGCGGTGGAAATGGGCCAGGTATTGGGTCAGGTCAAATGGAGCGTCCCCACCACGGGCGTGGCCGGAACCAACACTGGGACTGGAACAATGGGTTCTGTTACCGGTGGTTCCAAGACCAAAGTTGGCGTGTATAGCATGGTTTGTATCGCCAAGGTCACCAACAAGGGCACCTTCACGGTGGAGGATCCAGACGGCTTGATGCTTCCCAACGCTATTGCCACGGAGGCATACGTTCACGATCAGATCAACTTCACCATTTCGGATGCCACGGATTTTGAAGTGGGTGATTCTTTCACCGTCACGGTCACTGCCGGTTCCGGCGCATTCGCTCCTTTGGATTTGTCGGCGGTTGATGGTTCGGCTGATCCTGCGGGGATTGCTTTGGTTCCCACGGACACCACGGACACTACTCGAAAACAGTTGGCTTATACTTCCGGCGGTGTTTTTCCGATTCAGCCGGGGGAAACACTCACCGGGGCCACCGGGGCGGCTACGGCTCAGGTTGTCAGCTTCACCCTCACCAGTGGAACGTTTGCGGCTGGGACTGCGGCCGGGGTTTTGATTCTGGATAATCAGTCTGGTTCGTTCCAATCGGAGAATTTGAACAGTGTCAACCAGTCCAATATTTGTACGGTTGGCGGGAATTCTTCCGCATACAATCCAGCCCAAGACATCGTGGCGATTGTGCGGGATGCCCATATTGTTCCTGATTATCTGGTTTGGCCATCTGGTATTACGGCTGGGCAGATTGCTGCGGCGCTGGAAGTCTTGAAATCCAAAGGCATCTTGACACGGACTGAAGTGTAATTTCGAAATTTTTTATAATTTTTTGCAAGGAGAAAAAAACTCATGTTGAATCCTTTTGAATCATCGGATGCTTTCAATTTGGTGTCTATGACACAGGCCATTAACTTCCTCCCCAACAATTATGGGCGTGTTCGGGAATTGAGTTTGTTCCCGGACAAGGGCATCACCACCCGCACGGTTGTGGTGGAAGAAAAGAATGGCGTTTTGAATTTACTTCAAACCCTTCCGGTGGGGGCACCGGGTCAGCAGAACAAGTTGGGAAGGCGCAAAGTGCGCTCCTTCATGGTTCCTCATATTCCGATGGATGATGTAATTTTTCCATCAGAGTTCAATGGGGTTCGGGCTTTTGGTCAGGAAAATGTCCTGGAGACACTTTCTGGCGTCATGAACGATCATCTTCAGACGGCCAAAAACAAGTTCGCCATCACTCTGGAACATCTGCGGATGGGGGCACTCAAAGGCATCATTCTGGATGCGGATGGTTCTCAGTTGTATAACCTGTATTCTGAATTTCGCATCCCGGCGAAAACGATTGACTTTGATCTGGGTACCAGTGGCACCATAGTTCGGGACAAGTGCGTGGAGCTTCTGCGGTATATGGAAGATAATCTGTTGGGCGAAACCATGTCCGGGGTGCGGGTGCTTTGTTCGGCAGACTTTTTCGATGCCTTGGTCAGCCACACTTCCGTGTCTTCAGTTTATCAGAACACTCTGGCGGCGGCTCAGGTGATGGGTGCGGATCTGCGAAAAGGTTTTCTGTTTGCCGGGGTGACTTTTGAGGAATATCGGGGAAGTGCTTCTGATGCCGATGGAAACATCCGGAAGTTCATTGAGGATGATGAGGCGCATGCTTTTCCGATGGGTACTCAGGAATGTTTCAAAACCATCTATGCTCCAGCTGATTTTCTTGAAACAGTGAACACGGTTGGACTTCCGATGTACGCAAAGCAGCAGATGCGTGATTGGAATAGGGGTGTGGATCTGCATATCCAAAGCAATCCTTTGCCAATATGTTTCAGGCCTGCATTATTGGTGAAACTTCTGAAATAAGCCGGGGGCGCCATGGCTTTTGACTTTCGCACAGAGTTTTATCGTTGTTGGGGGTTGCTGGTGGACGGGTATGGGGTGGATTCTGTATTCACCCCACTATCTGGTGATCCGGTGGATTTACGTGTAATTTTTTCCCAAGCTTCTCAAGTGTTTTCCTCTTCCGGGGGTTTGCAATCTTGGGAATTGGCGGACACCGTGGAATATTCTTTGGAAGATATTCCACGGGAAGTCATTGTGGGGGAAAGCTTTCTTATTGAGGGGGTGGAAAAGAGTGTACGATTGGTGGAATCCAATAACGGTTACGTGGTGAAAGTTATAGTGTCATGAGTGGTCGCATTCTTATCAATATTGATGAAGACGCATACAGGAAAGTCCGGAAGTTATTGACCAGTATGCGGGTGGATTTCCCAAAGCGGGCAATCGGTAGCATCCAACGTTCCATGACCAAGGTCAAGAATGTGGTGGTGAAAAATACGGCGGAAATTGTCAATTTGACGCAAAAACGAATTACTGAAGATTTGACGGTTGAAGTGTCCGGTGATATTTCGATACCCAAATTGGATGAGTTCAAAATCATTTTACGTTCCACTGGTGTTCCCATAGGTTTGATTAATTTCGTTACAAACAAGACGGGATACACTTGGTACAATCCCAAGCCGTTACGGGTCAAGATTTATACAAAGGGTACCACTTATGTTTTCAACCACGCTTTTTTAGCGCCAGGCCGGGGCGGTTCCGGTATGCATATGTGGGAACGGCGGGACAGAATTGGTTTGCCGTGGAATCCATTAATGCCGTATTGGGCGTTGCCCCACGAAATGAGATTTCCGATTGAACGTTTGACCACGGTGCGTATTCAGGATATCCAGGGCAATCCCATATTTTTGGGAGTAATTATGGAAGAGGGTTCTGCTTTGATTTTGAAGGATTTGTCTTTTGAAATTGATGCTTGCGTGGAAGATTTTTCCAGTTAGAAGGGGCACATGACAGATATAGCTTCAATTCCGGGGGTGGTTAGCGTTGGTGGGGATTGCGTTGCTGTTGGGTACCAAGAAACAGTCCGGGAACGCATTATCCAAGCTTTCATAGCCAGGGCGGAAAGTATTTTGACGGAGAATGGGTACAATACCCAAATTGGTACTCATGTTTTTCGGGCGATCAAGGAGTTGGATCCATCATTTATCCCGGCTTGTAATATTTTACCACTATCCGATGGTACACCGGAACGTATTGGGGGTGGTGAGTATCAGGCCACTTTTTCTATCCGGGTGGAGGGGCTTGTACGGTTTGGGAGTTTGAATCCATCGGTGGCCGCAGAATTACTTTTGGGGGATTTGCGGAAAGCTTTCATGCGTTCTTCTATTTCCGATTTGATTGATGAAATTAATTACATGGGCGGGGGCACGGATGAGTATCCAGATGCCAAAACCCATTTTGTGTTGTCGGTTGTGACTTTTTCGGTGAAATACTTTACAAATATTTATGATCCATATTGATGGGAGGGTATTCTAATGCCAAGTGCGGAAAATGCAGCATTGTATTATGAGGCTGGGCAGTCGATGGTTGCTATGGTTGAGTTGACTGATTCCGGTGATCGGAAGGTATTCAATTCAGCGGATGAGTTGTGGTCGGATGAGTCCGGGTATTCCCCAGACATCAAGCCCAACGGCGTGTTGACGGGTTTGACGGTTATCCCGGCGGCAGCGGGTGGCAATGATAACGTGGATGTTTTGGCGGGCACCTTGAATCTCAACGGCGTGGTGGCTTCTGTTAATGCGGACACGAATGTGGCGTGTGCCCGTGGACTGACTACGGATGTTTGCCGGATCAATTCCATTACGGTAAATGCGGCCGGGGCGGTTGCGGTGGTTTCCGGAACGGATGGGACAGCGTTCTCCGAAACCAGGGATGCGGCGGGTGGCCCACCGTTGATTCCGGTGGATAGTGTGGAAATTGCGCAAGTGCGTTTTTCATCCATTACTGCGGCGGTGGTTTTATCCACGGAAATCAAATCCATCCCCAACACTCATCGGGAAGTGGCGATGTTCCCCACATATGAGACAGAGTTCGCTCGTGTGGTGGACGGTATTCAGGGCGTGGCCGGTATCGTGTTCAATTCTACTTTGATGGCAAATCATACGGGCGCCATTGCCAAGGCGGTTCATGCTCAATATTACACTCCGGAATTTGCCCAAATACCCAAGGCATCGGATTTCAAGCGTGCTGCCAATAGCAAGTCCGTCTCTTCCACCCAGATATACGGTGGGACTGTCGGTGCCGTGGCATCCTCCTTGGGGCAGGGTGGTTTTAAGGCATACTTAAATGACGGGGTGACGGATGCCATTCTGATGAAAGAAGGCAAGAAAATGTGGTTCAAGTTCCTTCCAGATCGGCTCAAACTTCCCTTTGTTCTCACTCAGGGCTATTTGGGCGTGGTGGAGCAATATCCGGCGGGGGCGAGCATTATGGCGGAGTGTACGATCAGTGCTGAGACTGAGGGCAGTCGGGTTTCTGGTTAACGTTTCAACATCAAGAAGCGGGAATATGGAATGGTCTGTATTCCCTTCTTGAAAGGGGGGCTATGGGTTTCAATTCAAAGTCATTTAAAAAAGTCAAGTTTGTTCCCAGGACAGAATCAGTTCCGGTGCCGATATTGAAGGAATGGTTCGATGGGGAGGCGGTTTGGGTGGTACAAGCCTTGGACGGAAATGTTCTGGGGCGGTGTAATGACCTGGCTGAGAAGAATAGAAAAAAGATCACGGATATTGCGGAGGGTTTGGCCACTGGCTCCCCAGAGGAAACAATCAAAGCTGTTCAGGATTTGGTTGGGTTGGGGGATAGTGTCCCTCAAGAAAACGCCAAGCGGATTGAATACCTGATTGCGGGAAGCGTGGATCCAGTATGTGACTTGGAATTGGCGGTGCGGGTGAATTCTTTCTTCCCGGTTCAGTTTCGGGAAATCACAAATAAAATTTTACAATTGACAGGTATGGGCTATGAAGTGGGAAAGTAAATGCCCTCTGGCATCGGGATGATATTCAATCAAGTCTGATATTATGCGATGTTAGAGGGCATTTTTTGTATGAGTCCCGGCCAGACGTATTTCCGGAAGGATTTCTGACTCAAACGGAAATGGAATTGTGGTCAAGATATTATGCGAGTAAACAGAAAGTGGGGTGAGGCGGATGTCTGATTTGGAAAAAACGATTAAAATTATCTTTTCTGGGGTTGATGATTTGAGCAAGCCCATGTCGGCCATGGATAATGCTTTCGGAAAGCTTAATGACCAAGTCACTTCCATCACTCAGCCGTTGGCGGATTTTGCGGCTTCCATAGAAAAAGTGGATGCGGTATTGGCTGTGGCCATAGTTGGGGGAATAGCGGCTTCTGTAAGTGCTTACAGTGAGTTTGAGTCTGCGATGATCAAGGTCAAGGCGGTTATGGGCGCCAGTGAAGAGGATTATCAAAAACTCACGGAATTGACCCGAACGTTGGGCGCTGAGACCATGTTCACGGCTCAAGAAGCTGCGGAGGGCTTGCTGGTTTTGGCGCAGGCTGGTTTAGATGCAGACCAGGCTTTGGTCGCATTGCCTACCACGTTAAAATTTGCTCAAGGTGGAATGATTGGTATTGAAGAGGCTTCTGAGATTGCCTTGAAGGCCATGAATAACTTTGGGCTGGGCGTGGCGGATTTGGAACGGGTGACGGATGTCCTTCTGGCCACGGCAAACTTATCCATGACGTCCATCACGGATTTGGGGGAGGGGATGAAGATGGTTTCCCCCATTGCCAATTCCTTGGGGATGTCTATTGAGGAAACATCGGCAGTTCTTGCCAAGATGGCCGATGCGGGGTACAAAGGGGAAATGGGCGGCACTGCCCTGCGGAATATCTTGGTGGCGATGATTGCCCCCACGGACAACGCATCTAAGCTGTTCAAGAAGTTGGGCGTGGACACGGAAGAATTAGGAATTGATCTGGAAAGCTGTAGAACAGCCATGGCTTCTTTGGGCGTGAAGATCAAGGATGAGTCCACGGGAAATATGCGGGCATTTCCGGACATCATGAATGACATTATAGCGGGTCTGGATCGGTTGCCTGATCCGATGGATAAGACAGCCACTTTGATGGCGGCTTTCGGAAAGCGTGGTGGCCCACAGATGGCGGCTTTGCTGGCTTTGGGAACGGATGCCATCAAGGACATGTTGGATAAGATCAAGGAGGCCGGGAACGTCACTCAGCTAATGGCGGATGAGGTTGAGAAGTCCTTGAAATATGCCATTAAGGTGGTTATCTCATCCTTTGAAGGCTTGGGATTGGAGATTGGCAAGGGGCTCAAAGATGGAATTGTTTCCGGTTCCCAGGGTTTGACTACTTTGGTAAATGCGGTGGTAAGTGAAATTAATGCCGGGTCTTTTCAGCCGTTGTTAGATGTCTTTAATGATTTGGGGGAGGATGTAAAGGAGTATCTTGTCGGCATCGCTCAAGCTCTTCCGGAAGCAATGGATGGGGTGGATTTTGCAGGCTTGGTGAAGAGTTTACAAGATTTGGGCAATTCTATTCTTAATGTGTTCAAGAATGCCTTTGGGGATTTGGATTTGACCCGTCCTGCGGATCTGGCAAAGGCTATCCAAACGGTCATCGATGTTTCCACCAAGTTCGTCCAAGTGAACAAGGGGTTGGTCGAAGGACTTCAGCCTTTCATTCAGGGAATGGTCGATTTGGGAAAAAAGTTTTTGGAGTCCCCAGAGGGTGTTGCGGAATTGACCGGGAAGATAGCGGGATTTGGTCAAGGGTTGAATTCCGCCAGTAAAGCTTTGGAAAACATCGGCCCACTTCTCACGCTTTTCACCGGGTCTGCCATCCTGTCGGCCATCACTAACATTGGAACTATTGCGGCCGCATTAGCTTCTGTCCCGGCGGCAGGGGTGATTGCGGCCACGACAGCTGTGGGTGGGTTGGCTACGGGCGCATATTTGCTTACCAGCAAAATATTGGAAGCGGATGAGGCCATGGATAAGATAGACAAAACCATGGCGATGTCCTGTGAAGAAGTATTGGCGGTGAAGGAGGCGGCTGAGGCATCGGCGGCGGCTTTGGCCAAAATCCCGGAAGTCAAGAAGTTGATGTTCCAGACGGATTTGGACACGGCGATTGAGGCCATGGAGGATTTGAACACCTGCGTGACTACTTTTCCGGAAGGGTTTACCACGGAATTTACATTGGAAAAGGAAAAGGCGCAAGCGGATCTGAATGAGATGCGGTTCCAATTTGAAGCTTTTCCTCCGCAAACGTTTTTGGAATTCATAACGGACAAGAAACAGATTGATGACGTGGCGTTGGAGGTGGAAGGTATCCCCAAGCTGAATGAGATGATATTTGCGGCCAAGATGGAGAACGCAGAATACATTCAAGATTTCATGAGTGAAATTGGCCAAGATCGGAATGCCAATTTTATCATTGATATTACTTCTGATTCACGGGAAAAATTTACCAGTGAGATGAAGGAAATTGTGAATGAGGATGGAACCACCACCTGGGTGAATGTAGGTGTGGATGCGGATTCCATGAAGGCCACGAAAAAAGAGTTGGACGAAATCCCCACTGAGAAACAGATTGAGATCAAGCTTCAAGGGCAGATTGATAAAGAATTGGCGATGATTGAGGCCAATGCGGAGAATGTTCAGGCCGCAATGGAATGGTCGGCCAAATTAGATATCGCCACGGTGGAGGCGGATGCTCAGCGGATGGAGGCGGCTTTTGAAAATACGGGGAGTGCGATTGCGTCATATGCCGGGGAGATTGAAGGCTTGTTCAAGAAGGATTGGGACAAGATGAACATGGCAGAATTCACGGCGGTACGGGATGCTGCGGCTCAAGCCTTGAAGCTTCAGTTGGAAACGCACAAGGCTAACATGAAATTGATCGAGTCCCAAGTCAAGTATGAAGAGGCCAAAGCTTATGCCTTGATGTACAAGAAGAATGAAATTTTAATCGACACTACAGGGGTTGAGCCGGCATTGGAAGAGGTCATGTGGCAGATTATTCAAAAGGTTCAGATCAAAGCAAATGAATCGGCTTCCCAGTTCCTATTGGGGATTGTATAAAGGCGGATATTTATGATTTCAATATATAACACCACTCAGTTCTTGGTCTTGGAAAAGATATCTTCAGAGACGGATTGGGGTCAATTGATCCCCAGAATTAGTCGCACGGCCACGTTGGATGGGGGTTCCAGTATTTCCTTGTATGGACACTCAGAATCTGATCGCACGATGAACGTCATTGCCTTGGATGTTTCGGAGGCGGATGTATTGGTTTTCCAAAATATGGTTCGGGAGTGTTCTTTGGTTTTTTTGGCTGTCCCGGAAGGACTTTTTGAGGGCGTGGTCAGTCGGTTACAAAATTATTTTGGGCGGGTAGAGTTTACATTTTTAATCAAATCCAAAATTGTATAAGGGGTAAATATCATGGCAGTCGTGGCAACAGTTCCAAATCACTACAAGTATCTCTTGAAGACAGGCGCAGTGGATGAATCTTCCGATGTTTACAAGATCATTCTCATGAACTCATCTTTTGCATTTGACAAGGACAGCGATGCGCTTCTGGCCGATGTTACGGCAGATCAGTTGGCTACGGCGAACGGCTACACCCAAGACAGCAAGACATTGTCCGGGGTCACGCTCACGGAAAATGACACCACGGACAAGGCCACTACGGTTTGGGATAATGTCACGTGGACGGCAAGTGGAGGGGATATTGGGCCAGCGGGTGCCGCCATCATATACAATGATACGCATGCGAATAAGCCCATTGCTTCCTGTATTGACTTTGGGGCTGACTTCACTACACCGGATGGCTTTTCTTTCCAAATCCAAGCACCAGAAATTGACCTGTCATAAGCGGGGGCGATAAATGACAACATTTCATATTGATCCGGCATTAGGTTCAGATGCCAACGA